TACAGAAGATGCAAATGCAATTATGTTAGATATTCATAAGAATGGAAAAGGTATTGCTGGTATCTATTCACTTGATGTTGCTGAAACAAAACTTCGTCAAGTTATCAAACACGCTAGAAAAGAAGAGTTTCCTTTAACTGCAAAACTAGAGTCTGAATAATGGCTGGTGCAACATACTATAAGTTTAATATGGAACTACCTATGTTATGGGTGAATCTAAAAGAGTTTGACAATGATAGACTTGCAGAGATAATACTTTCAAAAGGTGATGAACAAGATAGAAAAACAAATGTCAAAGCAAATATGACAAAATGGAGATTAGATTTAGAACATGAAGAAGTTGGTAATCTTGCAAATGAAACAATAAAACTTGCAAAAGATATACGAAAGACTTTTGGTAGAGAATATGAATATGTTACTCGTTCTTGTTGGGGTGCAGTTTATACTAAAGGTGATTGGACAGATTTACACGCCCACTGGCCTTGCATTTATAGTTGGTGTTATTATGTCAAAGCACCAAAGGGAAGTTCTCCTCTAGTTTTTCCAGATGCAAATATTGAGTTCACTCCTACGGAGGGCGACTTAATTATTTTCTCCTCACTAGCAAATCACAAAGTTCCACCATGTGATATTGAAGAAAAAAGAATTATGATTGCTGGTAATATCAGTATATTGTAAATCTTATTTTGTATAAATAAAATCTCCAACAATAATAAAGGAGATAACTATTGATCAAATATAGAGTTTGCCGTAAGCAAATTCTTCATTCCGATTTGAAATTAGTTGATGCCCGAAAAAAACTTTCCCAATACAATAATGATAATGACGAAGAATTTACATACGAGCTAGAAAAATATAGTAAACCTAAAAAAAGAACAAGACAATTTGTAAAAGATAAAGACCGACCTAATTTGACATATCGCATACTTAAATAACTCTTTATAAATAACTCTATAAGGAGTTATTGATGGCTGAATCTAATAAACATTTTATGGGTGCAGATGGTTTCGTTTGGTTTACTGGAGTTGTAGAAGATAGAAATGACCCAGCATCTTTAGGTAGAGTTCGTGTTCGTTGTCTTGGTTTTCATACAGACGATTTAAATGACATACCTACCAAAGACTTGCCTTGGGCTCATGTCATGCACTCAGTTTCAAATCCATCTATGCAAGGTCTAGGACACACTCCATCTTTTTTAGTTGAAGGAACTTGGGTAGTTGGATTTTTTTTAGATGCAATAGAAAAACAACAACCCATGATTATAGGAAGTTTGCCAGGGATTCCCAAAAATAAACCAAACTATAAAAAGGGGTTTAATGACCCAAGAAGTCCTTTTAGTTCTCAACCAGAATATGCTGGAACACCAACCTATGGCCCATATCCAGTAAATAAATTTGATTACAAGATACCATCTGGACATGGTTTAGGTGAACCAGATACAAATAGACTTGCACAAGGTGAAGCTTCAGAGTCACATCTTGCTCTTGTAAAAATGAGAGAGAATAGACAAACTGGTATTCAAACTGCAACTCAACCAAATCTTACTGAAACTTCAGATGAAGCAGTCGCAGAAGAGAGGGGAAGTTTTGATGAACCACACCCAAGAGATATTGATTATAATTCTGTAGATGGTGATGACTACGGAATATATCGTGCTGGTCTTTATCCATACAATCATGTTTTTGAATCAGAGAGTGGTCATCTTACAGAGTTTGATGATACCCCAGGCAATGAAAGAACAATGCGTTATCATACTGCTGGAACATATGAAGAAATAATTGCAGACGGAACAAAGACTACAAAAGTAATCGGTGATAATTTTGAAATTATTATGCAAGACTCTAATGTTTATATTGGTGGTGCAGTTAATCTTACAATCGGTGGAACTGTTCGTCATCTTGTAAAAGGTGATTATCATTTAGAGGTTGAGGGAAACTATACACAAAAGATACACAAGAACTTTAGACGAAAAGTTGGTGCTGGAGAGATTGGTGGAAATGTAGAGGAAGAAATCTTTGGCAACCATTCTTACAATATTTCCAACCTTACAAAAGGTAGACATGGAGAAGATGTTGTAACGATTGTTGGTGGTAATGAAAGAAGAACTGTTAATGGTTTTTATGATCTCTCTGCTCGTAAAAATATATTTCTTGCTTCATTAGATGAAAGTATTGACATAGCTGCAAATACAAATTTAAGTTTACAAACAACATCTGGAATATTGTCTGCAAAATCTGGAACAACTCTAAATATTAAGTCTAACGAAGCAATGACAATAAAATCAGAAACAACATTAACAGAAACAGTTACTACAAATGCTGTTAGAACTGTGGGTGGAACAATGTCTGATACTATTACTGGAGTAGGAACAATTACAATGGCTGCAAGTGGTAGTGAAGTAAATGCATCTGGTATTCTATTAACTCAACACACTCATACTGACCCAGCTGGACTTGCTGGTGCTGAAACATCAACACCTAACTAGGAGAGAGAATGGCAAATCCAAATATTCCAAATCTTTGTGGTGCAAATCCAAACTTGAATGGTATGTTGAGTGAAATTGATAAACTTAAAGACAAACTATTATCTAGTATAGACGTTGATGCATCTGAATTAAAAGCTGACCTTGAAACTAGTTTAGGAGATTTAAAAGCTGCATTTGATAAACTAGAAATAGAATTACCAGCAGCACCTAATGTAAATTTTCAAGCAGAAGTAACATCTTTAATTAATGACATAGATAAAACTACTATACAAGGACTTGCAGCTTTCAATGCTAAACTTGCAAGTTTAAAATTAGACTTTGGTGATACTCTATCAGAAAAAGGAATAAACTTTGATGACCTTATTGCATCAGCAGAAACAAAACTTGCTGGTGGGGGAAATGTTTGTGATATTGTAAATAATTTAGAGATACCAGCTGAAAGTAGTGGAACTGGAATAACAACAGAAACAAAAGAAGAGAGAGGTTCTGGAACTTCAATAACAATATCTGAAACACCAAAAGAGATTGTAAGTGTTTTAGGAAAAAAAACTGGTAACAATTTTTTTAGTAATGCAAGTTACAAACAATCTGGTAGAACACTTACAACAACACTAAGAGATGCTGATAATAATTTAGTTAGTTATGCAGAAATAAAAGTTACTTATACTGTAAACCTTGTAAAAGAAAAACCTATAGCAGTTTTACAACCAGATAAAGATGGTGAAAAAGAAGAACCATCTATCGTATCAAAAAATACAAAGTCTGTGGAAAAAAATGTGCAAAGTAAAATACAATCATTACTTAAAAAAATAGATGGGAAAGGTATTTCTGGATTAGCAACTGAAAAAGAAAATGCTGGAATACAAGCAGCTTTAGGAAAGTTAAGTGATGGTTCATTTAAGGCTGCAATGGAAGCTGACATTGCAAAAGCAAAAGAGGAACAAAAAAAGATTTGGCAAGACCCACTTAATTATAAACGAGTAGTTGCACCATCATCTTCTTCTATAAACATTGAAGATTCAGCAGTAAAGGCTGCACAAGATTCTGGTGCAAATATAACTAAAATTTCATCTGAGAATAAAACAACCAGAGAGGTAAAAGTTACAACCACAGAAAATAGAAATACTGTTACACAAACTACAACAACGATTACAAATAAAAAAAGTGGTTCTACAAAAATCACAACACCTAAAACAGAAAAATCTACCATATCAACAAATGGTTTTGCTACGAGAAAAATTCAGATGGAGGAAAGTTTTAGAACAACATCTGCACCAGATGACTTAGATGGTTTTAAATTAGTTGATAATATTGGAAAAGGAATTGAATTAAAACAAGAACCATTTTCTATTGATTATGTTGAGGGTAGAGTTTATGAGGGTGGTGAACATATTGGAGGTTTTACTTTTGATAATACAGATAGGGAAAACGATAATATGACTGCGGCTTTTGTTAAAGACTCTAGTCCACCAAAGGTGGTATTTTTACCAGATGAATTTGAACAACTCCGAAATGTTAACAGAATAAATGCTTTGTATATAAACTATACAGTATTAGAAAAAATTGACCCAAATTTTAAAGGATAGACGTTATAAATAAATAAAACTAGGAGTCTATTAATGTCATATGACACAGCAAATAACGATAGTAATCGCCCAGTAAGAGAATATGTAGATTTAGATTTATTCTTTGGAAGAAAGAGTTCTAATTCTGATATTCAAGACCTTACAAATATTAAAGCAGTTAAAAGGTCTATAAGAAATCTTATATTGACAAATCATTATGAAAAACCTTTTCATCCAGAAATAGGCAGTGGTATAAGAGGTATGTTATTTGAAAATATGTCACCATTAGTGGCTCATATACTTGCTAGACAAGTAGAAATTGTTATTGAAAATTTTGAACCAAGAGCAAGATTAGTTGGAGTTAGAGCAGAACCAGATTTAGACAAAAATCTTTATGAAATTACTATAGAGTTTTATGTCATAAATCAACCTACTGAGTTAGTAGACTTAACAGTTATGTTAGAGAGATTACGATAATGGCAGACAACACAAACATTAGAATTACTGAATTTGATTTTGATGCAATTAAAAGAAATTTAAAAGTATTCCTTAAAGCACAATCAGAATTTAAAGACTATGATTTTGAGGGGTCAGGTATGAACATACTCCTTGACACTCTCGCATACAACACACACTATCTTGGATTCAATGCGAACATGCTTGCAAATGAAATGTTTCTTGATAGTTCCTCATTACGTTCCAGTG